AACCAGATACGGCGGTTCAAGGAATCATCGAAGTTGCGGATGGCGTGGTTGGACGTGAATCCAAGCTTTGGAGATTCGATGTAGTCCAGGGTGAATCCTTTTCCGTGCTTCACGTCAATGGTCATCTTGCCGGTCACCATGTTCATGAAGGTTTTCATGGGCACCTTGGAATCAAGGTCATCCAGGAAGATGGTATCAGTCATATTCTTCACCACGTTCTGGAAGATGAATCGCATATTGTTGGTATCAATGCGCTGGCCATCCACGTATTCCTGGCAGCGTATTCGTTCCATGCTCTTCAGGAAGAGGGATTTTCCGGTACCACCCAGGTGTTCATCTTCATCGGCCTGTACCATCTCCATGGCATACAGGGCATACGGCTGGCCGGAAGTCTTGTACTTGGAAAGCATATATCCGATGGCCAGACACTTGGAGATGAAATTCAGGCGAACTTCTCGCTGCTGATTGTCGGAAAGCGGGACACCATGCTCTTCATCACGCCAGTATTCCCGGCCGGTGTTCCAGACGTATTTCATGAAGTCGGACCCCCATTTGCGGACCTCCAGCCCATACTTCTTCATATCGTCCATAGTGTCAATTCTGGCTTCTAAAGAATAAAAGTCGGGGGTGCCGGGGGAAAGCTTGGCCAGCTGGTCCCGTAAGGCTTGAAGTTCGGGCGTGGGTGTGATATCAAAGTACGGCTGTTCCGGACTGAAGTCGTGTTCGATGATCTTGCTGGAGTAGATAAGATAAGGGCATTCGGAATCCTTCACCTTCACAATGCCATCTGCACCTACGCGGAATATTCCGTTCCGGAACCATAGGTAATCGTACATCTCGTTGAAGGCGTTGAAATCGGGATGGATTCGGCGCAATTTAACCAGGTTGCCGGCCGATATCTGTTTGCTGCGATGGATGGCGTTCACCAAGGCCTGCGAATAGTATTTGGGATGGGTGCGAAGGTATTCCAACAGATACATACTGCATTCGGCCGCAATGGCCTCCTTATCAATCAGCGTCACCTTGTTGCCTTCAATCCTGCAGAACGTGAATCCTTCCGTCTTGGTGGTGGTTTCAATGGTGTAGTATCCGGAGGCCTCCAGGAAGGCATACATCTGGTCGTTGTTGATATCGTACTTCCAGCCGCCTTTCGCCATCTGCGTGGCCGTCCAGAACTTCAGGCCGCCGGAAAGCTTCACCAGCTCGTCGAAGAGGCGCACCGGGTTCTGTGATTCCGGCTTCCGGTAGTACATGAAGAAATCCTTGGCATCCTTGCAGGGCTTCCCACGGCGGTCCCGGTGTTTTTTCAGATCTTCAGGCAGACGGATGATGGATATATCCAGGAATCGGAGGGCGATATCGTACATATTCCGGATGCCGGTTTCGTCAATGTCGTACAGAATGTAGATTTTCTTGGCCAGCGATGAAAGGATATTGAATTCGTATTCCGTGAACTTGGCCGTTTCGCTGTTCGGCCAGCACACATGATATCCGGCGCTCTTCACGTTCAGGGCATCAGAGGGGCCGCTGCATATAATCAGCTTATCCCAGGTCTTATCCACCGTTTCTTCGCCTTCTCCATCCTCGGTAGGGATGGATTCTTCCGCCTTCCATTCTCCGTTCACGGCCTGGGTGTACCGGGTCATGAAGTCCTTTTCCCCGCTGAATGGAATGATGCGGGCTTTTGGCGCCGGGCCTTTCTTTCCACCCTGTTCCCATGCGTCGAATGCGGCTTCATCTTCTGCCTGGATCCGGGCCTTGTCCTTCCACTGGAAACGGAACTTTTTGGATAGCGGACAATATATCTTACCGTACAGGTTGTAATCGTAGTAGTACATCGGATATCCTTCATTGCCGGCAATCTGGAAGGATTTACCTTCTTTGTTTTTCTGGGTAACGTAGGAATCCAGAGGCTTCAGGCAAAGTTCCGCACAGATATCCGGCGTTATCTCATATCCAAGCATGGCCAGTTCAGCTTTGGTGAATTCGCCTGAAGGCCGGATGTTCACGGCGATGGTATCAACGGCCGGGGCCTCTGTCACCGTCGGTTCCGGGTTCAGTATCTTTTCCCTTTCCTTTTCATCCAGAAGGTCCGGGCAAAAGTTCTGGGCAATCCAGGTGATAGCGGAACCGAAATCAAGGCCTTCCACCTCTTGTACCAGCTGGATGGCGTTCTTTGCCTTTGTGTCTGCACCACCTTTGTCCTGCATCAGCCATGTGCCATCGCTGGCCTGGAATACCGTACAGGATGCGTTCTTGTCATCCGGGCGGATCTTGAAATTGTGCCTGCGCTCGAATCCCGGTTCTGATGCCGGGAAAAGGCGAAGGATAACGTCCTTTCCGCCATTGGTACGGCGGAAGATATCATCGCGGGTTATCATATTTGATAATTGTTATTCGTTCAAAATAGCTTCCATCACAATATCTCTCACGGCTTCATATTCGGCCCTGCGGATTTCCACTTCACGGCTCTTGCTGATCACAGAATCGCACATCCGCATCTGGGCGGCCAGGGCCTGTTCAATCCGGTCGGCCTGCCACCGTACAAGGTTAAGCGTTATCATCTTTCTGAATGGTTCGGGTTCTGGGCTTCACGGTCTGGAAGAATTCTTCATAGAACTGGAACAGGGCATCGGCATCCGGATCTTCCGGTACGATGATACAGGCGTTTTCAATTCGCGGGTTCGTGTTTATGTTGGCCGATGTCTGGACTACGAAGGTGAACTTTTCACCCTTGCCGGCCATTATTTTGGAATGGTTCCTGGTTACGACTACCTTCACGTTGTCATAGCCTTTGAATTCCGCCTGGAAATCGGCCGCTTCCAGTCCATGGCGGCCGGTGGTGTATATCTCACCCAGGTACAGGTCCAGTTTCCCGATGCGGCCGTCATCAACCCACTTCTTCATTGTGCGGATATCGTTCATATCTACGCACCAGGTGGATACGATGGCGTGGTGAATGTTCTGCTGCCGGATAATCAGCTTCAGATAGGAAAGGGCGTCAATATCTCCACGTGTCATGAAGTTGTACGTGTATCCTTTCGGAAGCGGGGCCAGTAAGGCAGTGCTGAAGGTGTCCAAGAGTTCCATTTCGCTGTATGCGCGGCGGTACATATATCGCTTTATCGGAACCTGACGGCACACACCAACTCCATCCAGCGTGTCATCCTCTTCTGGCTGCTGCTGGATACCGTCCTTCAGGGGCGGCATAATGGCTGCACGAAGCTCCATCTTTTCAAAGATGGTAAGTTCGTCATCCAGGATGCGGTCTTGTATTTTGTCAAAATCCATGTTCTTCTTTCTTTGCTTCGCGTTCCCAGGCTTCAATCTGTCTGATGGCCCATTCTTCGCCACGGTTGGCGGCGTTCTGCGTGGTCTGACGGAGGCCGATTTCACTTTCAATGCGGGCGTCATTGTAAGCTATCCACACATCGGATTCATGGTTGGCCAGGTAACGCATGAATTCGGATGCCGGCACCTTCAGAGCGTGGGCGATATCCGACGGCTTGTATCGCAAGCCGGCCATCTTTTTGATGTTGGCCAGATCGGCGTCAGTAGGCGTCCAAATCACATCACCTTCGGCCGTTGTCACCAGGCGCGTTTCCACGGCCACGGGGGGTGCGGGGTCCGGTTGTGACAGCTCTTCCTGAAGGCGGTCCGGATAGTGCTTTTCGTAGAAGGCACGAATGGCCTTTTCTCCCACATGGTGAAGGCGGTCTGGGTTGGAATCCCTTCGCACGGCTTCGCGGAATCCAACGTATAGAAGCTTTGTTTCCACCGGTGCATCATTGGCATCTGCAATCTTCTGAAGGGCCTTCAGGCGGTCATCTTCCAGGTTGATTCCATCGGATATCACCGTGTAATTCATCTTCAGGGCAAGGTCCAGGGCGTGGGTTTCCAGGCGGTCCACAAGGGGTTCACGGTCCAGTACCCAATAGTCACCAAGAGAATGCCGGATATCATCCTTTGAGATGATGATCCAGTCCTTTTTCCCGGCCACTTCTGCACGGGCCCAGGTGCTTTTCCCGGCACATGGTGTTCCCTGAAGGATTATCAGTTTTCCCATAGGTTATTCCGGCCAGAGTTCGGTTTCCGTATAATTCGCCTTCATTTCTTTGTTCAGGATGCTGGCCACGGTGGGACGGAGCATCTTGGACGGGCGGCGGCGGCCGGTACACCACTGATACGCGGTGGACTGGCCAGCGCCTTTTTTCATCATGGCCGCCAGGATGTTCTTTTGCTGCGTGGTACTGGCGGCGGAATAAACTTCAACTATTGTCATTCTTTATCGTTTTAAGGCTTCCACTTCTTCTGGAAGCACGGTTTTGAAGGATTTCTCGTTCCGGATGGAAATGTTCTTTCCACGGTCCTCTGTTACGGTCCAGATGGCGCCTGCATGGCGCACTTGGTCCCCGTGGCCGAATACCGGTTCACGGGAACCCATGCGCTGCGCTGCTACCTGTTGATGGGAATCAGTAAAGCTTCTTTCCATAGTTCGATGAATTGCTTTCCGGAATACCGGGCCAGTTCACGGGATTTATAGGCAAGGCGGGAGCCGATGTACGCGACCGAGACCGACCAGGCGGCACCCGAGCCCGCATAGCCGAGGCCGGCAAATACATCGCTTACATCAGTTGCGTTGATTATCGCACGTTCTTCAGCGCCTTCTTTACCCATGTCGGCAATCTCACCGGTGGTGTACAGATTGAACCATGGCCAGTAGGCATAGTGCTTTCCATCCGGGATGTGCTGCCAGCCTTCGTTCAAGGCCAGGGTGATGATTTCCAGCTTCAGCTGGGCTTTGATGTGTGAAGGAACAATGGCGGCGTATTTCTCCTGAAGGAGTTCCGGAAGGGCTTCCGGGCCTGCCAGTCCGATGGCCTTACAGGCATCATCGAAGGTTTTGATTTTGTCAGTGATATTCATAATCAGATGATTGAAAATTGCTTTGTGTTCAGTACCGTCTGGCCACCGGATTCCAGGTTGATGATCCAGTTGTCATCATTGGTGTTAAAGTCCAGGATTCCGATGCCGTGGTTCTTTGTCATCACGCGGTCACCTTTCGCATAGACCCATTCACGGTCCATCTTGAAGCGGCCGATGTATGAAGAGGGAAAGAGGCCCTGTTCCGGAAGGGCGCGGAGATAGTGAAGGATCTGTTCATATCCTCCGGGCGTATGGGCGCGGTCCAGGTACAGCATCAGGATCCGGATGATTTCATTGGAATCGGCCAGGGCGTTTGTGTACCGGCGCGAATCCTTATCAGTGGATTCCCATACGATATCGTCAATCTTGAACATTTCTTCCAGCCAATGGCGGGCTTGTTTCATGCACCGGTAGTAGTTCTTCAGCCAGTATTTCTTCTGCGGGTCAAAGCCATTGCCGGAACCGAATCG